GAAGCTCTCTGAGTTTTAAGTGAAATAGTAGTCATGTCAAACACAGGTTCGTTAGACTCTATTGTAAACGGTGTTACAATTTCATTTTCTTTATAATAGTATTTCATTGTTCTTTCCTTATGGGTCTAGCTAAAAAGGGCAAGTTTTTCTCAATTGGGCTTACGCGCTTAATACGCTTGATTCCATGTATACCAGTGTAAGTCCACCAGTGGTTGTCTTTAGCAAGAATAATAGATAAGGTGTTGTCTCCCCAAGTCCAGTAAGAAACATCACCGTCTAAAACTTTGTTAGTAGAGTCTTTTATACTGTAACCGTGAGCAGCAAACATAAGCTCAAAAGAGCCAAAGTGACTTACTAACTGCTTTGTTAGCTCGCTAGTAGACTTATACTCAAAGCTGTGAGCTGTCAGGTTAGTAACCTGTAGTAGGCTAGAAGTGTAGTGTAAAAAGAAAGGCCAACAGTCATTCTCTCCCAGTTTATCTTTTTTAAAGGTAGAGAGTACACTAACAGAGTAGTCTACTGCAGCACTTACTTCTTGCTTAGAGTAAGAATTGTTCATGTACTCTCTCCTTTGGGTTACATTCGTTCTTTAATAAACAGTTTAACTAGGTCAGCAACAATGTCACTTCTTACAATGTCTTCAACACCAAACTCAATTACTGGCATACGAATGTTAGAAGCTCTTACCTTGTTACAAAAGGCAACTAAGTCTTTACCGTTGTGGACGTCTGACTGAGTTGGGTCACCCATAAGGACTAGTTTAGAGTTTTCCCCAAGTCGTGTTGTAATAGCTTTAATTTCGTCCATGTTAAGGTTTTGAGCTTCGTCTACTAGGATTAGAGCGTTTTCATAAGAACGCCCACGAATAGTCTCAATAGGTTGAAGCTCAATTTGGTTTTTAGCTAGCATGTACTCGTACTTACCTACACCAAAAGCTTTCTTTAAGACTTCTAACATAGGCATCAACCAAGGAGTCATCTTTTCTTTAATGTCACCGGGGAAGTGTCCTAGGGACTTTCCTGTTGGTACGTTAGCACGAGTAAGTACAATACTAGTATAACCACCCTTTAGAAACAACTGAGCTACTGTGCCAGCACTACAGTAAGTTTTACCTGTACCAGCACAACCAATAGTCACGGTAATAGCACTAGACTTAATACTACAGATTAGCTCGTCTTGTTTTTCATTTTTAGGTAGTACGTGAAACTTATACAAGTTTGTTATGGCAAGTTCTCTTTCTGGGTTGTTACGACAAGTGTTAGGAGTTGTTCGTGGCTTTTTAGAGAAGCGCCTTGTTTTCATTTTTAGTCCTTAGGTTGGTTGTAAGGTGTTGTTAAGTCTTTATGAAATTCTTAAAAACTGTGTTGTCCTTGATGCTGCACTAGTAACTTCGGTTCCACCTAAGCAACGCCATACTCCGTCTAGTGCAACCCCAATTTTTGTTCCTGCTGCGTTTGACGCTCGAAGTCCAGTACCCGCTGTAGTTTCTCCAAAAGCAAAACTAACAGTATCATCTTGTGGGGTAAGCAGCGCGGTAGTTCCAACTGCTCCTGCTGCTAAACCTACAACCACAGCAGTAACGTTAGCAGTAGTTACAGTAGCGTCTGAGCCTGCTGGTCCAGTTGCCCCCTGCCCACCTGTTCTTGCTAAAGATATAACAAAGTTTCCATTTTCAAACGTTAAGTTATATGCTGGCATTATGAACTCGCTTCTTCAGTTGGACTAAAACGTACCTCAATTAGTCCCCGGAAAGGTTTCCAAACTTGTTGTGCTGCACCAGTACCAGTATCAGCTACCTCTAAGTCAATCCAACCAAAAACAGGAACTTCAGGTTCAGGCTGAGCTGCCCAACCTGTAGTAAGCGTTTGGGGGATAACTAAAATAAAAGAGTTGTCTGTAGTAACAGTGTCAATAATAGTTAAGTCTACTACCTGACCTCCTGCTTTTACGTCTACTGGTAGGTTAGCAGCGTTTAAAGACCCTGCCATGTCAGCTTCAATTACCTTAGAGAGTATAGTATAACCTTCTAAACTAGTGACCCAGTCTAAAGTAAACTCTAAGTGAATTTGTTCGCCTTGGATAATGGAAACAAAGACTGCTCCATCATCAGTAATTAGGGTACGCGCCCTAGAGTTAATTCTATCTCTTCCCACAGTAGTGTTCCTTTTCTTTTTTATCCTGTAAGGCGTTCTTAACCTTCAGTAAGTTATAAACATTCTTTTACATAACCAGCGTCAATCATCTCCGCGCCGGATAACTGAGCGTAGTCTGCGCCGTGCAAGTGCGCAGCGTTCTGGCCAAACCATACTTGAAGTCCGGGAGGGTAGTAACTTCTGACATCTTCAGTTACACTGGGTTCAATAACGCCATTCCGACTTGCTGCGTGGAAAGCCCAAGTAGCCTCTGGGTATGTGCAAACTGATGGACCCATCATTAGAATCATTGTGCAGGCAGAACCACAAAACCCACGAACGGAATAGGTGCCACCAGCAATCCAGTGATCAAATATACCCTCCCTGTAGATATAAAAGTCTCCACCGTTATTACCTAGTATTTCAATATTGCTTGCAGCTTTTGTTTGTGGAACGCAGGCTGTGAGCGCAAGCGCGGCTGCAAGGATAAGCGGTTTCATCATGTTCATTCTCCCGCCAGTGCAGGCCCGATTATCGCGCCGTGGTGTGCATCTGGTGCAACCATATTGCGCGTGCGGGGCCGAATGTCAATCATGCTGCCAGCTCCGTGACGAGGGCGGTTGTCGGTGCGCCGGGAACCAGTTCAATGCGGCTGATGGTAATAGGCAAAGCGGCCTCACCGTCTACGGACCCGATGAACAATGTCGTTGGTGTGACATAAGACGCGGAAGTATCCGGCGTTCTAACATCACCGTCATATGCGCCTCCGATATAGTCTATTCCGTGCGCGCCGACGATTGAGAACGCGGCGGGCGGGGTCACGGTGCTTAAAATCTCAACGGTGCCCTGATTAACTGACGCAGCAAATTGCCCCACATGCCATGCAGCGGTTGTTTCATTGGTATTTATCAAATTCCGGTTATTGCTGTCGCCAGCTTGATAAAGGCGGAGGAACCCAATGCCCGGTGTGGCGTCCACAATCCCAACCATTTTCAGCATAAAACCCGCTGTCATGTCCAGCCCCGTCAGATCAAGGCTCATGATGTCAGCCGCGATGGCCTTTGTGGTATCCCCGCCCATTATCCAATCGGTGTAGGCACTCGCTGCCTGCGTGCCTATTACGTCGATGTATTCGCCCGTGACTGCGCTGTCGGGGCCAATGCCAAGAAATATGCTTATGCCATTTGCGTTTAGTGTCCAGGTAAACGTGTATTCACGGTCGCCATTGGGTAACTCACGATTGATGAAATCCGTGATTGTTCCAGCGTTGCTGCTTGTAACTGACGGCGATGCCAATGTCCCCCGAATCTCGGTGGATACTCCTGCGGTGAAGTTGCTGCAAAGGATAGCTATCCGACCAGACGTTCCTGCCCTAGCTCTAACACGGCAATAAACCCGAGTGCCGTTACTGGCATTAAGGTTGTCAGTCAATCTACGGTGCCAAGTGTGCCCGCCAGACGTTACTCTTACAGGATTAAACAGACCTTCAGCGGCAAGCGTTGAAGATGTAGTTCCTGCTGTGTTAATCCCATTCGTCGGGGCCTCCCCATGCTCCCGCCGTGCCGCGCCGCTAATCTGCCGCCCACGATCTGTCTGTCGGGGTACGTCAGGTGCAAACCTATAAAGTTTCCCAAAAGGGTCTTGTGACCAAGCTTCTGTTGAGCGGGTAAGCACAACAGGTACGTTAGAAGAAAAATTGTTTTCACTTTGCGGCCTAAACTTAACTCTTAAACCTAACCCTAAACTAGCCATAAGCAATAACCCCTGTAGCAGTAGTTCCTGTAGCTTTAACTAGCACTACCTGAAGAGGAATTTCATAGTAGTTAGGAACAGTTTGAGTAACGTTGTCTCCTGAAACAGTAGTGTAGTTAATAGTTCCACCTACAGTAACGTAGAGAGTAAGCGCAGTAAAGGGTAAACGGTTAGTGTCGTGAGGTACTACTGCATGTACTTTACGACCGGGGGTAGTTAGTCCTACGTTGTAGTGTTCGTTTGAAATAGCCATTGAAGACTCCTTTTTTAATTGTTTTGTTTAAAAGTTAAAGCCTTGGGATACTACTTTAGTACCAGCTCTAACAGGGTAGAGGTATTCGACAGCGTACCGGACACCATCAGACCAGTGTTCAACGCCTTCTTTTTTATCTATTGTAGCAGTGTCAGGGTTAGCTTCAGTCCACTGTGTTCTTTCAAAGCTCTTAATAGTGTTAACACAACGAGGCTTAATGTACATGTCAATTACTCCACTAGCTGTTTTAAACTTCTTGTTAACAGCAGCAACAGAGTCAATAATTGGAGGGGCTTTGTTGTGTGCTCTAGTAATAATTCCTTGGGACTGTAGTATACTAAAGTCTGTCTTACCTACAGCAGCACTAGTTTTTCTAGCGTTACCAGAAGGGTCAGGGTAAGAAATAATCCGGTGACCACTATAAAGCTCTGCTAAAGACTTAGCTAAAGTTTCAGTGTCAGGGTGACCTTGGAGTTCACTCAGTATGTGAATCTGGTTACCTCTAATAGCAAAAATAACAGAAGCCATAATACCAACGTTAAAGTCAATAGCTACGTGTACGTCTTCACCTAGACCACCGTTAGTACCCTTAGCAAACTCAGGAAGAGTATCATCAATGTGTTCTTTACGGTTAAAGGTGTAAAAGACACTAGTACCAGAGTCTTCAAAGCTAGCCTTATACTCTCTAGCAAACTGTAGAGGGTCTAGAGTAGTTTTAATTCTCTCAATCTCTTCTTCATCTAAGTAAGGAGAAGCTGTGTAGTCATAGTGGTAACTCTTCCAGTCATTATCTAGTTCTTGTCGGTTATACATGTCGTAAAAGTAGTCATAACCTTTTGGAGTAGAAATAATTAAGGCTCTACCGGGGTTAGCTCCCCACCGGGCAGCGTTCTTTCTAGACCACCGAGTAGCTACACAAGGTTGGATAATAGACTCCCAAGACTCTTTTAAGGTCATCCCGGCACCCTTCCAAGAAGTAACCTCGTCAGCAACAACAAAGTACTGACCTGTTCCTCTCATTCGAGCAGAAGCCTCGTAAGACCAAATC